TCATCATTTCCACTAAATGTTGTCTGATTAGCAGTCGCTGTGTATTCAAATCTGTTTGCTGTTCCGTTTACTGTTGAACCTGCCGCTGCCCAACCGCTAGATTTGTAGACTTTTAACTCATTTGCCGTTGTATCAAAGTAAAGATCTCCGACATCATTTGATGTGCTTGGAGCACTACTTAAAATTCTGTATCTTTCTGCAAACGAGTTTACTCCTGACAAATTAGAAGCAACACTATTTACATTTGCAATAGAACCACCAACATTATTAACATTAGCTATGTTTGTAGCTACTGTGCCAATATCCGTTGCGTCATTCGCTACTGCTGTAACATTAGATGATATACCTGCAACTGTAGTTACGTTAGGTGCAACTCCTGCAACAGATGTTACATCACTAGAAATACCTGCTACTGTTGATATGTTAGCATTATTGCCTGCAACAGTATTAATATTTGTATTGTTACCTGCTACTGTGTTTACATTTGCAATATCTGCCGCTACAGTATTAATGTTTGTAGCGTTAGATGCTAGTGTTCCTAAATTTGAAATTCCTGCTAGTGTTGTAATGTTTGCATCATTTGAAGCAACCGTAGTTACATTTCCTGATATTCCTGCTACAGTATTAACATTAGCTATGTTAGTACCTACAGTATTTACGTTAGCAATATTGTTTGAAACTGTGTCTATTTCTGAAGTTGTTTCTTGTAAATCTAGTGCCGCAGTTTCTATTTCTGAAACTGTTTCGTTTAAATCATTAGCTACTGTAATTACTTTAGCAATATCTGCCGCTACAGTATTTACATTACCTATGTTAGTCGCAACTGTATTGATATTAGTTGTATTACCTGCTACTGAAGTTACGTTACTTGAAATACCTGCAACTGTAGTTACATCAGAGCTAATACCTGCTACTGTTGTAATATTAGGTAAGTTTGTTGAAATAAATTGTTTGTTGACAACGTCTTTATTATTTACTGGGTCTGCAACATTTGTAATTCTTTTATTGAGTGCATCCCATTGAAAATTTGTATTACTGATTTGTATTGCATCAGCAGCATTATCAATAGCTTCTTGTCCCATAAAGAACGCTTGTTGACTATCTGTATCTAAATCAGACTCTTTTAATACTGAACCTGCTTGATAATCTGTTAATCTTGCAGTTTGACTAGTTGTTCGTCTAAACTCAACAGATGCACCTAAAGCTGGCGCAGAGCTTAAAGTAGCGACTGTTCCACCAGATGACAATGTAAAAGTTGTTGATACACCGTCTACTGTACATGCAACGTGAGCTGTTTCGATATAGTCAAAAGTTATTGAAAATTGTGTTGTATTTCCATCTCCTGTATATCGTACGAATGAATTAGCCATTTAATATAATAAAATCCTTTGTAAAGTGTCTTGTTCCTTATCTAAACGTGTACCTGAGCTTTTTGTGTTCTCTGGTTTAAAGAATTGATACTTGTCTTTTTCGTCTTGAATGATTGCCTTTTTAACTTCTGGGTACTTTTTAAGCATTTCAGCATAAGCTTTTTGTTTAAATGCATCATACCATTGTTGAGCTAAATACTCTTTACCACCTTGACGTTTTTTGCCATCTACAATTTGAGTTTCTTGCATTCGACGCCATTTACTACTTTTCATATTTCTTTCAAAGTATTTCTCGATAGTAAGACCATTAACTGTAACTACACCAATTTGTTCTCTCCAATAATCTAATGCAGATTGGCCATTTAATTCAAATTCAGCTAAATCTACCTTACCTTTCATTTGTGTAGGTGGCGATAAAGCTACTTTTAATGCCGCTAATTCTAATAAAACTTTATTATTGTCAACAAACTCTGATACTTTACCAAATAGTGCTGGTCCTTGTATTATTCCACTATAACCATCTGGATTTATAAAAAATGCTGTTTCATTCTTTTCTACTTCTTTACCAAATATATCTCTTTTCTTTTCTAAGCTACCTGTAAATGGTGTTTTTGACAAAATTTGGTCATAAAAAGATCTTGTATCAAACACATCTTTTGGTTGATCTAACATAAATGGAATACCTTGATTTCTTAAACCAGTATATGGAATAACATTACCAGCAACATTACCGAAGAATTTTCTAAAGTTTTGTTGAGTAGGCTCATTCATAAATTCCATAACTTCTGCAATTCCTTGTGTATAAGATTTGTCAGTTAAGTTTCTCATAACTGTTAATGGTATTGCAGACCATAATGCAAACTTTTCTTCTTCATTCATATTAGTTACACCTTCTTTTAAGTCTGCTGCTAAACCATAAATGAAAAATCTTGGATCCATTCTGTTGTATGCTTTGTAATAAAACTTACCATTATCGTCTTTAACTAAAATTGAATATGGTTGCCAGCCAGTCATTCTCCATATTCTTTGTATATTTGGATCTGTCGGACCTTTACCTGTAATTTTAGGAAGTCTTACCGTTTCTACAACATTACCTTTTGCATCTTTTATTTCTACAGCTTCATATGATGTAACATAATCAAATGCAATAAATGCTGCAGATGTGCCAAAGAATTGTCTACCTATTACTTCAGCTCTAAGTCTTGGGTCACCTGATTTCCACATATCTCTCATTTGTTTTGTGAACAAACCAAGACCTGGAATTCTAGTACCAAAATGTCTCCATATATTTGTAGGTGTTCTAATAAATGGTGCTATAAATCTAAATTCTGGTGCTTGATTAAAAAATGACTCGATATTACTAGCCCAATCTCTATATGATCCACCTTTTATTTCGTTTGTAAAATTACTAATTCTAGCGTCATCTAAAGCTTTTTGATTTATAACTCCAAATTCTTTGTCTTTAACATTGGCAGCACCTTTTTCATCAAAACCTTTATTCATGATTTTTGTAATATTTTCTTTACCTTCTTTAGATTTAATATCAATGTTTCTAGTCATTGTGTCATCTAAAGCATTAGCATACAAACGACCTCTATAATTAAGTTGTTTTAATAACTCATCACCACCTATTAATAATCTTGATGGAAATTCTAAAAATACACCAATCCAATCAACAACTGTACCTGGTAGACCTTCTAATTCTAAATTCTCAGCACTAATAGGTCTAATTGCTTTTCCATTTCTGACAGTTAAATTATCTTGAGTTTTCATTTTAGTATCTAAAACTGCGTCGCCTTGTTTTAGAGATAAATAAACCATTCTAAAACTTTCCTTCATATTTAACAACATACCTTGATATTGTGCAAATCCAAGTCTTATAGATTTCTTATCTGCTCTAGCAAGTCCACCTGCCATAATTTCTAATGGTCTAATAACTGTTTCGTGTAAACCAGATGTTAAGTTAATAGCATTTGTAAATATACCAGATAATAAAGAATTAATGTAAAGTGAGTTAAATATCTCTACACCTTTTTGCATTCTAGTTTTACCTAATGTATTATAAACTTGTTCTATTGTTTCATTTTGTGAAACTTTTGTAGCGATCGCAAACGCATCACCATTATATTGTGTAACTGTGTCTGACAATTCATTGACATTAATTGTTTTACCACTTTTACCTACTTTAATTCTACCTGCTTGTGTTGTTCTTGCAGCACCACGTATTTGTTCTTTTAAATAAAATGTAGTATCTTTAATCAAATTAGACAATCTATTTAATTCAGCTAATTCAGCACCACCTTCTTTGTATGCTCGTGCTCTATCAGCACCAAACTTTTTAATAATTTTATTTGATAAAGATTTATGTTGAAAACCTAATTGTTGTAATACCATTTTAGATGCAAGCATTCTAACAGTCGATTGTTTTGCTGCTTCAGCTGCTTTTGGCATTGCTTTTAAAATTTCATCTGTATCTCTAGCAAGTATTTCAGCTAATTCTTTTGCAACCTTATTTTTTAATACATTATTTTGTAAATATTCTTTTGCATTATCATCTAAAGTTTCTAATACATCATCTATTGTTTTTAATACGTGTCTTGCACTTTTTAATTTAGATGTATTTAAAATTCTTTTTATAAATCGTTCAGCATCTTCTTGTGCTGTTTTTTGACCAATTTTTACTGCTTTTTCTACTTTGTTAACATTAATTGCTTTGTTTCCTTCTACAAGCTTTTTTCTAACTCTTAATGTTTTACCTTTACCATCTACTAAATCTTTTATAGCTTTGCCGTGATCAGCAATAATTTCTTCTTTTTGTTTAATGTCTTTTACTTTACGAGCATTTTTTAAACCTTTAATACCAATAAGTATTTCTAAAGGTCCACCGATTAACATACCTTCTAGCACATTTTTAAGTCTGCCTTCCATCTCTGTATCGTCTTCATCAATAGCTAAATATCTAGTTACTGCATTATTTAAAACTGGTGAGTCAAATTCTATTAACATATTAGATAAGTTACCTTCATTAGGATCTAATACAGTTAAATCAGCAACAGCTCCTGCTGTTATACCTCTTGCTCCTGTTTTTACAAGTGTTCCACCTACTCCTACACTTTTTAAGAATTTAGATGGACCATACATACCTGTAATAAATCTTGAGACTGCCTCAGTAAACTGGCCAGCTTGAGTTTCTGGCTTATGAAAATCAGGCATAGTTTTCTTTTCTATATAACCACCTTCTCTCCATTCTTTTGGCGATATATATTCTGGTTTTAAATCAGACCATTCGAATTCGCCATCACCGTCTCCAAACTTTAGACCACCTAAACTTATTACGTGTTTTTCTAAAAAATCACCTTGAGCTTCGATACTATTGACTATACCTTGAGGCACACTCATCGACATATCTGCAACTGTTTGCCAAAAATTATGATCTTGTTCGTCTGGATCAGTTACTAATCCATTATTTTTTGGCTGAATTTTTTCTCTTTTAAATTCTGGATCTGCATCTATTTCTTTAAAAATATCTTCTAAAGTTTTTTCTGCCATTATTTTATACCTTTAAGAGCTGCTACATATGCTTCATAAGCATCTGCAATTTGTTGTGCACCAACGTTGCCTTTGTCATCTACAAAGCCATTTAATCTTGCAATTGTAAATAAGAAATTATAAGAAGTACCTGCTGTATCTTGTAATGCTGGATCAGAAAATGAAAAATTGCCAGAGTCTATATCAGCTCTTAAATCTTTAATAGCATTTTGCACATTATTTTTTAATCTAGAAACATTGTAACCAATGTCTTTATCAAATGCTCTAATATTATCGATTTGTGCTTCTTCATATTTATCTTCTAATAGTTGTCTTAATTCTATAGATTTATTTTTTAATTGTGTAAGTGTCGCTGCTGGATATGCATTAACAAATGCTTTCATACGTTGTTTGTATTCGTCAGTCGCAAACGCTGCTTTTTGTCTACCATCGGTTTCACCAGCTAAGTTGTTAAGTCTATTAAAAAATTTATTTTCTAATATTGAGTTTTGTTCGTTATAAAAAGCATTAAATTCTACATTAGTAGATACTTGTGCCATAAATTTTTCATGTTCTACTTTTTCTGCGATTAATGATTGTTTAAAATCTGACCAAGATGCTGCACTTTTTGCATTAAGAAAACTTGAACCATTTGATCTTTTATACGTTTCTAATTGTTCTGCAAGTCTAATAGCTCTATCGTAGTCTGCATTTTCATCACCTTTTACAGCAATTTTAGCAATTACATTTTTGTATGCTGTGACAACTAACTCATTAAATTTTTCGTTACTAACAAGTTTAGATGTTTTTACTAAAGCATCAATTCTGTTAATTTCGTTTGGCGAAATAACAAGTGTTAATGGTTCGCCTTCTTCTTGTTCTGGTTGTGCTATTGGCTCTCGTTGTAGTTCTGCTTCAAGCTTTTTTAGTATATTGTTTTCTGCTAATACTTTCATTTTTTCTGCATTAGCAGATGCATATTTTTGTCCTAAATTAGTATTAGTACCAGCTATGTACCTTTCTAGTCCTTTGAGATAGTATGGTGTGTTTTGTTTTATTTTAGATAAATACTCTTGATCGTATTCTGCACTCCAATTTGTAAAAGCTTCACCTGTTAAATCTTCTTGTTCTTTATCTATATTTTCTGCCCACCAGTTTTGAAAAGCAACATTTTTTGCTGTTGCGTATTCTATACCTGCTGTTTCGCCTTTTATATTATCGTATGCTGCAATCCAAAATTTAGATTTAGTTTTATCAAAACCTTCACTATCTGCTAGTTCATTATAACTTTTATAATTATCTAATCTTGCAGCTTTTTCTGCTTCTGCTTTTTGTTCTTCGTCATACTCTTTTTTAAAACCTTTACCAAAACGATCTATACCAGATGCAACTTCTTTTAATGCTCTTGACAATTGTAGTGCTTGTGAGTCACCACCTACTCTAACTGGTTGTATTACATTTTTTTGATATGCCATTATACTTCTCCGTATTTTCCACCTTTATAATCACCATATGTTCCTACTGCTGAACCACCTATTTTTAAAGCTAATCCAAGTTTTGATGGAACAACTGGTGTTGGTAATTTTGCATAATTGGCTGACATCGCGTTGTACGCATCATCATAGCCAAACAATGTTTGTGTATTCACATCTTCGATTTTACCACCGAATAAATTAAATTCATCTTTAAAATCAAATCCAATATCTCTTAATACTGCTTCGACATTTGCATTACCAGACTCTAATGCTTTTAGTTCACCTTTAGCTTGATCTTTAATTACATCACGTTCTGTAGCTTCTTTTTTAATTGCAACATCTCTAAGTTCTTTTTGTCTTTTACGATCTAACTCTGCTAAGTCAGCTAAATATTGTTTATTATAACTTTTTCTAGCTTCTTCATTACGTTGTCGTTGTAATGCTGCGACACGTTTCTGATCATCATATTCAGCTTTTGCTGATGCGACCTGAAACGCAAAACGTGTTACTGCGATTGCTGTTGGGTTGCACATATTTCGTCTTTATCCTTTACTATTAAATAAAAATTTTTTTTATATGGTCCTACTTTTAATTTTTTAGCTACAGTAAAACCTGATAACTGCAGCCATTTTAAAGCTAACCAATTTTTTTCGTATACAAAATTATATATTGAGTCATAATCTTCTGCTAAATGATTTATCCATGATTTACATTCTCTATAAAAAGAATTAGGAATTGATTTTATAAAGTCAGAACATAACAACCAAACAACACCTTGTCTAGGTTGCATTGGACAATCACTAACACCAAACATACCATATATAACACCATGGTCATCTGTAATTGTATAATTTTTTGCATTTTTTAAATTAAAACAACTCATTACAGCATCTAATGGTTCGATATTATGACTATATTTAATTTCTAATTTGTCTAATTTTCTCATATCTAAAGCCAAATACACAGCATCTTTTGGCACTGCTTTTCTGACATAAGGCATATCGACATTAGACACGTTGAGACCTTCTGTAGTAGAAACCTTCTACATCTGCTGATACTATACTTGCAGGCAAATACGAGCTTGATCTAAATGAAACTGTATGCTGTGTATTTTCTGCTTGCACAGGTACTCTAAAAACTCCTGATGTAACAACAGGTGAGTCAATGACAGATGTTGGATTATCTATTATATAACCATTAAAACTATATGTTTTGTCTGTCCGTGTGTTGTGTGTTACTACTACTTGAAAGAAACCTGAATTTACATAATCAAATGTAATTGTTCTAATTTGAAATCTACCAGTTGTTACTGCTAACAAACCACCGCCTTTACTTGGTTCTCTTACATATTGTGTTGACAATGTGTAAAGTGTTGTAAATGGAAAACCAAAATAAGCCGATGCTATATTTCCTTTTACTTTTGCTGTTGTGCCTGTTTGACTGTTAATTGTTAAATCTGCACCAGTTGCGGCATTAACACATTGTAAATTTGTGTTGACTTCATAAGGCAATGTAAATGTTGTTAAATCAGTTGCAGAGTCATAAGTACCATTGACTTTGACACGTTGATCTAAATATACATTCATTCCTAAAGTACTATCTTCTAAATTTCTTAAATCAATTCTATATAAATGTGCTTTAGTTCTTTCGTTTGCAATTATATAAATAAAACTTTCTAATGCAAATCCACCTATTATTTGTATACCTGTAAAATCCCAATATGACNNTGTACTTTTTCATTACCATTCCAAAAATATTTGTATACATACATACGATTTGCAAATGTCGGAGCAACATTAGTACTTGTTGTATAAGGTGCACTATTACTATCTGGGCCATCGTCTACTAAAGTGACTAATGTATCTTCAATTGTATTCGAAATAATTTTGTATGCATTATCTGGTATTAGACTCGGTACTGCAACAGTAATATCTATTG